TGCGGAGTTCGGAGGTGCCGAACGCATCGAGCGCCTTCTTCGCCACGGACAGGTTCTCCGACAGACGCTCGCCGCCAAACTCCTTGTCGGCCTTGCTGCTGTCGGCCCATCCGGTGCGGACGGCCTCAATCTGCGCCGCCTGACGCTCGGCCAGCTTTGGGCCGACTGCGTCAAGGACGCGCTGCGCGGCTTCCTGCGACAGGTTCAGCTCCTTCGCCACCTTCGAGTACTCGGCAATGACCTCGGAGTCGAACGTTCGACCCTCCGGTGCCTTGAACTCGTAGGTTTCCGGCGCGGTCGGCTTGGCGTCGGCTGGTGCCTCGGCGGCCTTGGCGTCGTTGGCTTCAGGAGCCTTGCCGGCAGCGGCCGCATCCGCGGCTTGCCGGCCCTGGGTCGTGGTCGCCTTCTGCTCGCTGCCGTAGAGCTTCTCGGCCGTCGCCGAGACAACTGCGGCAGCATCGGATGCGGGAGCGGCTGTGGTGTTGGTTTCAGCCGTTTCCATCATCGTTGGTTCGTTCATCGTGTGCCTGTTCCTTCATCATTGCCGGGTATTGCTCCGGGCAGAGCGCATGGACCATGCCGAGCATTCGTAGCCCGTAGTTCCTGCCGCCCTCCGCGAATGCCATCGACATCGCGTTGGTGTTGAAGGAACTGCGGAACACGCCCGCCTGGTCCAGCAGCCGCCACACAATGCGACGGCCTCGCTTGCTGGACATGAGCCACTTCACGTCGGCCTCCTCGTTCTGCCGTTCCAGACGCTCACGGAGCTCTTTGTCGGCTCTGTCGCGCTCCTGGCCCCGCAGGTCGAGGGGGTCGTAATTGCTCACGGCGGGACTGTATCCCTGTGGCTAATGCTTACGGGTACTGTTAGACCTCAACACCAGAGGGCGATCCGTACCCGTAACTTTGTTCTGCTACACGACGTGCGGTTATCGCGAGATCCATCGTGTCAAATCGTCCGAGGCAATGCATTTTCCCATGCGCCTTGATATACGCAAACCACTTGCCTGATTGCCCTTCAAATCGAACGCCAGTAATTCCAGACGTGTTGTTTTTCTGACAACCTCGATTGATGCAGTTGGCCCTGTGCGACACATCTCGCAAATTTGAAAATCTGTCATCTGATTTATCGCGGTTTATGTGATCTACCACTCCGGCCGGCCATTCTTTGGTGACATAAAACCACGCAAGCCTGTTTGCCCTATACAGCGATCCATCAATTCCAATGATTCGATATCCGAGTGAGTGAATTGTTCCTGCTCTTGAACCAGCAGATGTTCGCCCCTGTGATTTCAGCCACTGGAACTGCCCGGAATTTTCGTCATACGAAAGCAGTTCCAACAATCGAGAATGAGTAATCTTCGCTGAAGCCATTTCGCACCTCCATGCGGTTTGGTTAGAAGCTCTTTGCGTCTCCACAACGCATTGAGCTTCGCTTTACATCTGCCCAGTGTATCCGCTAAACATCGTCATCACGTCGGTGAGTGCGTTCTGCTGCCCGGTCGGTGCCTGCGCCATGTTCTTGACGCTCTGCGAGGTCTGCTGAAGCGCGGCTGCCTGTTCTTTCGCGGCCATCGCCTGATTTCGGGCGTCGCGCAGGAGCGCGACCTCCTTGTCGGCGATGATGAGCGACGGGTCCACGCCGAGCATGTCGGCGTATACGTCGGCCCACTGGTCCTGGTCGAACTTGTCGAGGATGTCGGGCTTCATGCGGGCGATGGCCCCGAGGTTCCCGACGAAGCGGTCCACGGCGTTGGTGCCGATGGCACGCTGCGCCTGCGCCAGCATGCTGACGAACTCGACGTTCAGGTCCATTCCCTGCAATTCCTGCGGAGCCGGCGGCAGTGCCCCCGACGCCACCATGCGCGTGAACGTGATGTCCACGAGCGGGGACAGCAGCTCGTTGTGCAGGCGCTCGAGGACAGGCCCGAGCATGAGGAGCTTCTCCTCGTGGCGCTCGGCGACCTCGGTGGCGGTCATGCGGGTGTTTGGGGTATTGGCGAGCATCAGGAACAGGTCCGCGTAGAACGAACCACGCACTCGCTCGCGGCAGTCCATGATGTCATTCAGCAGGTACTGGAGGTTCAGGTTGACCTCGAACGCGGTCTTGATTCCGTTCGACTGCCCGTCGTAGTACGACACTCCGCCCGGGAGCGTCTCCACGTCGCGGTTCTTCATGGACGCCGGCACCTGAAGCGGCGGCTTGGTCTGGTAGTCGATGGCCTGCGCCTTGCGGAGCTGCTCGTGCTGGAGCTGCTTGATGTCTCCGAGCGCCTCCATGCCGGGGCTGTTGCCGTAGATATCGCCGCCGATCACGGACCAGCGCGGGCAGAGCGCCGGGAAGTACTGGAACCCGCTCTCGCGTAGGAACACGCCTTCCTCGCCGCCGACCTCGAAGTAATACGAACCCCACGGCATGTTCTTGGCGTCGCGCTTGCCGATGTCGCGGTCGGCGCGAGGCTCGATGGCGTGGATCACGGGCACCCACTGGTCGAGGTTCCCGGTGCGGTACATGTTCTGCACCGACACGCTGCACTTCTCGAGGCCAAACTCCTTGACCACCTGCGAGACGGTCATCTCGAACTCGCGGTACAGCGTGCAGACGCGGCCCTTTGCGTCGGTTGAGATGCAGTACTCGCCGCAGGTCAGCGGGTAGTGGTGGATGACGCTCTGGTAGTCGGGGAGCAGGATGGTGGCTGCGGTGCCGAACGTGCCGAGCTCCTCGTACATTTGGTGCAGCGCGTTGTAGGTGTTCGACTTCTGGAACACGCGCTGCATGCGCTTGGTCACGTCATCAAGCCAGAGCTTGACCGGGTCGTAGGAGTTGAGCTCCGGGTCCGGCGTGGCAAGGCGGAACCACTGCCGTGCCGGCGAGGTCGCGCCCGACATCATGCCTGCGCCGAGGACGCGCAGGGCGCGGGTGCCAGTCGAGTCGTAGATGTTGTTGTGGCGGCGGTATCCGCGGTCGCGGTCCTGGCGGAAGTAGCGCCCGTTGCGCGGCAGGATGTAGGAGGTGAGTTCCTGCCAGTGCGCGTACCAGGACGCACGCTCGCTCTTGAGCTGGCCCCACCGGGTGAACAGTCGATCCCGCGTGGGAGCGCCGGGATACGACGAGTTGTCTCCGGTGTACTCGCTCATTTAGCCCCCGAGGAGAGAGGTGCGCCCGAGCTGAAGATCCTGCGGATTGACGCCCATCGGCCCGGTGAGCATGGTGCTCGAGGGGCCGCCGCCCATCTCGGCGGCGGCACGTCCCATGATGTCGGCGACGGCTGGTTCGGCGCGGTTGGCGGCGGCCATTGCCTGCTGGCTACGGCGCTGTTGGCTGCGAGCCTGGGCGGCTGCGGCGTCCTGCGCCTGCTTCTGCTGGCCCATCGCCTGCTGCTGCATGGACGCGCCACGCTCGCCGGCGACGATGGCGTACCCGGTTCCGGCGGCTGCTGCGCCCGCTGCGATGCCTGCGAGGATGGACGAAATCGCTGCCATGTCATATCTCCTTGACGTGCGAACGTTCGGTGTTGACGTAACCCATGCGGGCAAGCATCTTGGCGATGGGCGTCTCGCCGTCCACGACGAGCTCGCTCATGCACAAGAACCTCGCGCCTGCGTCCTTTGCCCATCCCTCGAGCGCCGCCATGAGGCGGAACGGAATGCGCGTCATGCGGTGCGCCGGGTCCACCCACCACGCCAGTTCAATGGCGCACGGGATGCTCGGCGCAAACCACATAGGCGCGATTGCGCCCGCGATGGCCCCGACCACCTTGCCTTCGACCTCCGCGACGAACATGCCGCCGGAGCGGACGATGGCCGAAATGCCCGTGCGAATGTCATCGTCGGACGGCTCGATCATCGTGCCGTACGCGCTGTAGCCGATGAAATCGCGGGCCATTGCGGTCAATTGGTCGATGTCCTGCTCGGTTGCCTGCCTGACCATGACTGTAGACCTCCGTCTAGCGGTTACGGGTACTGATCTCTTCGTACGGGTCGTAGTCGGTCGGTCGCGTGTCGATCTTCTCGCGCACCTCGCGTGGCAGCATCTTGGCGACCGGGTAGGCGAACGTGAGGCAGAGCGCGTCGGCCATGTCCGGGCTGCCGCCGCCCTGGAGCCGCTTCTTGATTTCGTCCTTCGACTCGAGCACGCGCTTGCCGGCGGCGTCGTACCAGTAGATCGGCGTGCTGATTTCCTGCTTCAGCGTGATGTCGTTGGGGATCGAGCCGCCCGCCTGTATCCACTCGCGTATGGCCCACCACATCTCGGTGCGCTTGTTGACGAACAGGTTGGCGTAGGTCGCCTTGCCGCCGAACGCGACCTCTGTCACGTCGTAGCCGAGCTGCCGCAGGCGGTCGATGACGCCAGCGCCTGCCCCGGCGTCGATGAACACGGCGTCCGGGTCGCGGTCCTCGATGACGTTGGCGATGGCTGCGGCGAGCGCCATGTTGTCGATGCCGTGGTGGACGATGGGTGGCTCCATGCGTAGCCCCTGGCGCAGCACAATCACGCTGCGGTCATCCCCGAACCGTGCCGGGTCCACGCCGACGATGAGCGGCTGGTCGATGATGTCGCCGTCCTGGTACTGGCGCTGCGCGGCGTTCTCGGCGTCGGCGAGCGCAATGAGCTGATCGTCGCCTGCTGCGCTGAAGTCGCACAGGTATTCGCGTGCAAACGCAGCCTCGGGCATGTCGCGCTCGAGGCGCTTGACCTCGTCGGGCGCGAGCGCGTCGGTGTCGTAGACCGTGTACTTCGCCGCATACCAGTCCTCGAGGGAGCCGCTTGCGGCGCGGTAGTAGAGCTCGCTGAACAGGTTGATCCCGGCGGGGGTGCCGATGAACAGCGCCCAGCCGCGGCGGTCGGACAGGGCGGGCTGGATGATGGCCTCCCATA